TTATTTTTTCCAGAGGCGGTCGAACTCCGCCTTCGCAAAATAAGCGGAAGCCTGGCGAAGGATATCGTTACTGCGGCGCAGTTCACGATTTTCACGTTCCAGCTCTTTCAGACGCTGACGTTCAGCGGTGGTGAGCCCTCCATCACCGCTCCCGGTATCCCGCTCATGCTGGCGAACCCAGACACGCAGAGTCTCCGGCGTACAGCCAATCTTTGGAGCAATGGAACAAATTGTCGCCCATTGTGAGTCATATTCGCCCTGACTTTCCAGAACCATACGGACTGCCCGTTGACGGACTTCAGGGGAAAAACGAGTATTTTTAGTCATCCTGTTTACCTCTTTCTCAGGAAGTTTAGTCTCCAGGATTCCCGGGGCGGTTCACTCGAATGGAAAGCGCGATGGGGAGATCGGGCTGCATGACTATCAAATCAAATACGCCAGCACACGACAAGGACTGCTGGCAAACGCCGCTTTGGCTTTTTGATGCACTGGATATTGAGTTTGGATTCTGGCTGGATTCGGCAGCGAGCGACAAAAACGCTCTGTGCGCTCACTGGCTAACTGAGGCTGACGACGCGCTAAATTCTGAGTGGATAAGCCACGGTGCAATCTGGAATAACCCACCGTACAGCAATATCAGGCCGTGGGTGGAAAAAGCCGCTGAGCAGTGCATACAACAGCGACAGACGGTAGTGATGCTTGTGCCAGAGGATATGTCTGTCGGATGGTTCAGCAAGGCTCTGGAGAGTGTTGACGAAGTTCGTATTATCACTGATGGACGGATTAATTTTATCGAACCATCGACAGGGCTGGAGAAGAAGGGAAACAGCAAAGGCTCCATGCTGCTGATTTGGCGACCGTTCATTAGTCCTCGACGGATGTTTACTATCGTATCCAAAGCGGCATTGATGGCGATCGGGCAGGGCGTCAGGAGGGCGGCATGAGGCGACAACGACGAAGTTTCACCGACATCATCTGCGAAAACTGCAAATACCTTCCAACGAAACGCTCCAGAAATAAACGCAAGCCAATCCCAAAAGAATCTGACGTAAAAACCTTCAACTACACGGCTCACCTGTGGGATATCCGGTGGCTAAGACATCGTGCGAGGAATACAAGGTGATTGACTAAAATCGAAGTTACGAACAAGAAAGCGTCGAGCGGGCTTCAGTGTACACTGAGTGGATTCTATCTAGGCTTAGTGCATACAGAAGATTGCTGGTAAAGGACATGCCAGGCAAAACGATGAGGACTGATATTTATGAAAACATCTGATTTTTTACTGTTCTTGCATGCGGTACAGGAGGGGCTTTGACCGGGCATTTTATCGTGAATATTTTCACTTGGTATTTCTTTGGTTTTAGAGATTACTTCACTCGATGGGTTTTAAATAGTTTTCGTCGGTTTATCGGGTGCAAGCCTGATATGAGAATTTATAAAGATGAAAAGAATTGATTGTTAATGTGTTATGAGGTTTTTTGTTGTGAGTTTGTAATTTGCTTTTATGGAAATACATTAAGTAAATATAATTAAATATTCAAATTGTATATGTATGCGACATGTTGGTGTTTGGTCGCATACACTGTTGAATATTTGGCTAATGTTATATCAATGTAGAGTTAAAGTCTAACACAACATAGACTCTCTATATGCTAACGTCTTGACTATAACTGCAATTATTTTTTCATTAACTTCGTTACCTATGCTTAAACGCGAAATATCTTTCTCATGAGTTTTGTTCAAAAATATCAAGAAATTTTTCATTTCGTTTGGTAATGTATTTAGTTCTGTTTCTGAGAATCTTTTTTCATAAATCTCATCGATTTTATGTTTGCATGTTTCTGATTGTGATGTATTTAAAATGGCTCTTTCTCCTTGGGTACAGGAGTTTATAACTTCTTTCAGTATTTGTTTTTGGTCTTCTGGGGATGTTCTTTGTCCATTGAATGCGTAAGATATCCTGTCTTTTGTTTTGAAAAGTGGCATGGTTATATTTTTTGTATGCTGGAGGTCAACACAAAGAGCTATTGCCTGAGTATTTAGTATGTCCGGATTATGGGAGTAAGTTGATCTTTTCAAAGCATTAGCACTTGCTGATGCCCCTTCATATGGATTTTGATGAAATAATAGATTTAGTATGTTTACGATGAATAAAGACATCATTTGTGGTGGTGTGCCTTTCTCAAGAGAGCGCATGATTGCTCCCGATAAAGAGGACATCAGACTTAATCCTTGTGTTAATACCCGCTGGGTGGTTTTAAAGGCCGCTTCTTGCGATATAAATCTCTGAGCAGAATTTGGGTTATCAGAAGAACCATGTTTATAAGCTTTATACCATGAGTCACCTAATATAGCTAAGGCCAATGGTATATCAGCATAACTCACTCCCCTACCTATAGTTCTTACTATGCTACCTGTTTTAACTGCTCCATTAAGCATTAACAGTGGTGACATGGTTAGTAATGTACTTGTTAAACATAGAGTAAATCGTGCTATAACCGAACCTGTTATTTTTTTATTACTTATACAATACTTAACTTCATCTATTAGTTTAGGATATTGATAGAATATTGTTGGTGCATGAAATAAAGTTGCTGATAGTAAATCACCAAGTATGCGTACCTGGGTTATATCTAGTGATAATACATTACTTAAGAATGCTTCTGTATTTATTGTTGGAGAAGGTGATGTATATAAAGATGGTTGTTGAGACTGTGAAGGTGATTTGTTATAGTCGCCATTAAAAAATAATGCCTGTATGAGCAAGTGAATGCTGATTCCGCCTCCGGCTCTGAACGCATATGGAAGTATCTGTTCGATTTTATTGTGTATGGCCATATAGGCTTTATAAAAACATCCTGACTGATTATATACCTGATGATATTGATCGTTCAGAACTCTCATAAGATGGAGAACAGTTTCTGCACTCTCATTCTCTTTTGGTATAATTTCATGAATGATGCTGTCCAGTTGATATTTTTGCTTGCATGTTAGGATTTTTGTAATTCTTTCATCGATTTCAATGCATATTGAATTATTTTTATCGGATAATAACAAATCATTTTCCTGTGTATTTGTTTGTATCTCTTGTGGGATATTAATTACCACATCCGTACATGTTCTATCCACCTCATTTGTCTTTATGTTGTCAAGAAAATCATTTAACGTCAGTTGAGAACCCAATTCATTAATGTAGTCCAATGATGACGTAGAAGAGCTATTATCAAGAAAATCGTTCAGAGTGAGCTCGGAGTCGTTTCTTGTTATCGGATATACATTTGTGGAAGCGGCTAATTTAATACTCCGGTTGCTGGAGGTAGAAGCTGTTGGTTCAGAGGTTGACGAACACTGCATGTCAATGCATACATAACCTTTATTTGAAGTTGAATTTGGAATCAAGTTTCCTCCTGAATTAATGGTTTTCCATAATACTAACTATTGATAAAAATATTTTGCATTTCATTAAAATAAAAAACCCCATGGAAAATATTTTTTGTTAGTTATTACATACAGCACATCAGGTCGTCAATATAGTCTAACTATAGTTATCACTAAAAACTTGCCTCGATTTTAGATTTTTCCAGTATTTGTAGATATTGCACTGAACACCGAATACGTAGCAGAGGGTGTCTACACGATAACGTGCTATGAGCTACCATGTTGTCGAAAAATTGTTTAGTGAGTATGACATCAGGAATGTGGTGGTCTGTTTTAATATTTCTACTTCTATTTCTATTTCTATTTCTATTTCTATTTCTATTTGTTGTGATTTTTTCTTTAGTTCATGTATTTCGATTTGTTTCTGAATTATCGGGGGTAGTGTCTTCCCTTTTCCCTGAGGCTTATCATGCAGTTATTTTCGCCATCTTGGTATTGTGGAAATACCGACATCCATAGCTTTGGTGAGCTCTGTTCAGGTGGCCAAATTCAGAAAACCATTACGGAGGAAGAAGGCGATGGCTAAACCAGCGCGAAGACGATGTAACCGTAAAAGAGAAGATTTAACTGTTAAAAGGATATTTGAGTTACTAAGTTTCGATAAATCTACCGGGGTATTTAGATGGAAAGTTCCCACTCAGGGAAGGATAGCATTAAATAGTGTTGCTGGAGCTTTTGATTCCAACGGTTATTCAATGATCATGATAGATGGGCGTAGATATAAAACTCACGTCTTAGTTTTTTACATAACTCATAATCGTTGGCCTGCTGGTCAAATTGACCACGTTAATGGAATTAGGACCGACAATAGGCCAGAAAATTTAAGAGAATGCCTGCCAATAGAAAATTCAAGAAATATAAGGATCCGAAAGAATAGCAAATCAGGTTGCAGAGGGGTTACTTGGCACAAACGACAGAAAAAATGGAATGTTAGGCTAGGATTCCATGGCAAGAGTAAACACTTCGGATGCTTTGATGATCTGGAGTTAGCGGTACTAGTTGCTGAAGAAGCCCGAGATAAGTATTACGGTGATTTTTCCGGCAACGAAAGGAGCACTTATGCGAATCTATCGAAGGAAATGTAAATGTTGCAATGAATGGTTTATACCAAAATATCAAAATCAATATTGGTGTAATGAGATTTGTGGAACCAAGATAGCACTCTAACGACGAAGTAAAGAACGCGAAAAAGCGGAAAAGGCAGAAAAGGCAGCAGAGAAGAAACGACGACGAGAGGAGCAGAAACAGAAAGATAAACTTAAGATTCAAAAACTCGCCTTAAAGCCCCGCAGTTACTGGATTAAACAAGCCCAACAAGCCGTAAACGCCTTCATCAGAGAAAGAGACCGCGACTTACCATGTATCTCGTGCGGAACGCTCACGTCTGCTCAGTGGGATGCCGGACATTACCGGACAACTGCTGCGGCACCTCAACTCCGATTTGATGAACGCAATATTCACAAGCAATGCGTGGTGTGCAACCAGCACAAAAGCGGAAATCTCGTTCCGTATCGCGTCGAACTGATTAGCCGCATCGGGCAGGAAGCAGTAGAGGAAATCGAATCAAACCATAACCGCTATCGCTGGACTGTCGAAGAGTGCAGGGCCATCAAGGCGGAGTATCAACAGAAACTTAAAAAACTGCGAAACAGCAGAAGTGAGGTTGCATGAATATCTACGAAAGAATTGATGGCAGCAAATACCGAAATATTTGGGTAGTTGGCGATCTGCACGGATGCTACACGAACCTGATGAAAAAACTGGAGACGATAGGATTCGACACCAAAAAAGACCTGCTTATCTCGGTGGGCGATTTGGTTGATCGCGGTACAGAGAACGTAGAATGCCTGGAATTAATCACATTCCCCTGGTTCAGAGCTGTACGTGGAAACCATGAGCAAATGATGATTGATGGCTTATCAGAGCGTGGAAACGTCAATCACTGGCTGCTTAATGGCGGTGGCTGGTTCTTTAATCTCGATTACGACAAAGAAATTCTGGCTAAAGCTCTTGCCCATAAAGCAGATGAACTTCCGTTAATCATCGAACTGGTGAGTAAAGGAAAAAAATATGTCATCTGCCACGCCGATTATCCTTGTGATAAATACGAGTTTGGAAAGCCAGTTGATCATCAGCAGGTAATCTGGAACCGCGAACGAATCAGCAACTCACAAGACGGGATCGTGAAAGAAATCAAAGGCGCGGACACGTTCATCTTTGGTCATACGCCAGCAGTGAAACCACTCAAATTTGCCAACCAGATGTATATCGATACTGGCGCAGTGTTCTGCGGAAACCTCACATTGATTCAGGTACAGGGAGAAGGCGCATGAGACTCGAAAGCGTAGCTAAATTTCATTCGCCAAAAAGCCCGATGATGAGCGACTCACCACGGGCCACGGCTTCTGACTCTCTTTCCGGTACTGATGTGATGGCTGCTATGGGGATGGCGCAATCACAAGCCGGATTCGGAATGGCTGTATTCTGTGGTAAGCACGAACTCAGCCAGAACGACAAACAAAAGGCTATCAACTATCTGATGCAATTTGCACACAAGGTATCGGGGAAATACCGTGGCGTGGCAAAGCTTGAAGGAAATACTAAGGCAAAGGTACTGCAAGTGCTCGCAACATTCGCTTATGCGGATTATTGCCGTAGTGCCGCTACGCCGGGCGCAAGATGCAGAGATTGCCACGGTACAGGCCGTGCGGTTGATATAGCCAAAACAGAGCAGTGGGGGATAGTTGCTGAGAAAGAGTGCGGAAGATGTAAAGGCGTCGGTTATTCAAGAATGCCAGCAAGCGCCGCATATCGCGCTGTGACGATGCTAATCCCAAACCTTACCCAACCCACCTGGTCACGCACTGTTAAGCCGCTGTATGACGCTCTGGTTGTGCAATGCCACAAGGAAGAGTCAATCGCAGACAACATTTTGAATGCGATCACACGTTAGCGCCATGATTGCCACGGATGGCAACATATTAACGGCATAATATTGACTTTTTGAATAACTTTGGGGAAACTTGACACCAATAATGGGCGTTTTTTACATGTCATTGATGAGTCTCAATAACCTGCCGCCGAGTAGTTTTTATGCTCTGAATTGTATTTGTGTAGTAAACATGCTGACTGCAATGTAATAGAGTTTTTTTAGCCTGTAACCTCTTGACGGCATTGAATTGCTTTTGTTATGAGTTGTAAGCCAATGTTATCATCTTGTATTGGGGTGGTTATGAAGGATGGTGCGCTGCTCAGGAGTTCTTCACTTTTTATTGCCTACATGGGATGCCTTGGATGGGGGAGTGCTTATTTCTATGGATGGGGTACTTCTTTTTACTACGGCTTCCCATGGTGGATTGTAGGTGCAGGTGTTGATGATGTTGCCAGAAGTTTATTTTTTGCAGTTATCGTCATTGCTATATTTCTTATCGGTTGGGGTATTGGTGTTGTATTCTTTTTCGCAGTGAAAAGAAAACATTCTATGCAAGAGCTAAATGTATTTCGCCTTTATTTTGCTGTGGAATTATTGTTTGTGCCGGCAATTATTGAGTTTTCTATATTGAGACAGAAGATTCAGGTACCTCTTTTGCTACTGTCAGCAGCGATTGCGCTGGCGGTCACAATTTCGATAAGATCTTATGGGCGATTTTTATCGGTATCATGCTTCTATGATAAGCCATTTATAAAAAAACATTTTTTTGAGATTGTGATGATTGCTTTTGTGGCATATTTCTGGCTTTTTTCATTTCTGACAGGATATTACAAACCGCAGTTTAAGAAAGAATATGAAATGATTAATTATAATGATGGTTGGTATTATGTTCTTGCTCGTTATGATAATTGTCTGGTTTTGTCTACTTCTTTCAATGCAGGTAGTAAAAGGTTTGTGATTTATCAATCAGCACAAGATAAGAATCTTCAGGTTGATATTGTAAGGACCAGAATTTAATTGGCTGCATAAATAATATTTTAAGTTGCAAGTTGGCTATTCGTAGGAATAGAACCTTAGGCATGCTGAATGCGTTTTCTGAACATTGTTTTATAAACTGTGTCTGCTTGCTGTTGTGATCCTGCTTTTAGTGATGGTGATGATGGATTTCACCAGCAGGATAATGTTGGTACTGACTGATGGCGCTCTGGTCTGCGGCATTGTGGTATTGCTGTGGCCGGTGATAAAAAGAAACAGCCTGCATAATGCTTGATTTTTTTGTTTACTGTTTATTAAAAATACTACTGCATGGTGAATCCCCCTGTGCGGAGGGGCAATCAGCAACCAGGTATATGTGATAATCGCGGATTCAGGTGCTGATACTGAATTCACCGGGAGGCACCCGGCACCATGCAAGAAAAAGAATGTGCATGCAAACATGCCCCTCTCCGGAGGGGCATGTTTTATGGGTAAAAAATGCCCGAATGGGTTCGGGCAATAGCATGAGATACTGATATTGTTGTGTTGTTATCGTGTGGATTTTAACCAGGGTTTATCAGGCTGCGCAACTGCGTGGCCTTTTTTCATTTCTTGGGCTGTAGTCCCCGTGTGTCATTCAGGCTTCCGGACTACAGCCCACTCCATATCTGATTTAATACACTATCCCGGCCGGGAGGAATAATGACATTTAAACATTATGATGTTGTCAGGGCGGCGTCGCCGTCAGACCTTGCGGAAAAGCTGACACACAAACTGAAAGAGGGCTGGCAGCCGTTTGGTAGTCCGGTGGCCATAACCCCTTATACCCTGATGCAGGCGATTACAGCAGAAGGTGATGTGGTGGTCAGTGGTGCAACTGAGCCGGATTGGTACTACGTCATCGTACTGGCCGGGCAGTCCAATGCCATGGCTTACGGTGAAGGGCTTCCGCTGCCGGATTCATACGATGCTCCGGATCCGCGCATTAAACAGCTGGCGCGCCGCAGTACAGTTACGCCGGGTGGGGCTGCCTGCAGATATAACGATATTATTCCGGCCGACCACTGCCTGCATGATGTGCAGGATATGAGTACGCTGAATCATCCGAAGGCAGACCTGAGCAAAGGGCAGTACGGCTGTGTCGGCCAGGGCTTACATATTGCCAAAAAACTGCTTCCGTATATCCCGAATAACGCGGGGATCCTGCTGGTACCATGCTGTCGTGGTGGTTCGGCATTTACCCAGGGCGCGGAGGGGACATTCAGTGCGGACGCGGGGGCCAGCCAGGATTCGGCGCGCTGGGGTGTGGGTAAACCGTTATATCAGGACCTGATTGCGCGCACTAAAGCTGCATTACAGAAGAACCCGAAAAATGTGTTGCTGGCGGTGTGCTGGATGCAGGGAGAGTTTGACATGAGCGCCGCCACCCACGCACAGCAACCTGCGCTGTTTACAGCCATGCTGACACAGTTTCGTGCTGACCTCTCCGTGTTTAACGCGCAGTGCCATGGTGGCAGTGCTGCAGATGTGCCGTGGATTTGTGGTGACACGACGTATTACTGGAAAAATACCTACGGCACCCAGTACAACACCATTTACGGGGCGTACAAAAACAGGGAGAGTGAGGGCGTTTATTTTGTGCCCTTCATGACAGACGGTAACGGCGTCAATACCGCCACTAACGCGCCGGCAGAAGATCCGGATATTCCGGCATCAGGATATTACGGTGCGGCATCGAGAACGAATGGAAACCAGGTATCATCAAACCGCCCGACACATTTCAGTTCATGGGCGCGCAGGAGCATTATTCCGGATCGTATGGCAACCGCTATTCTGAACGCAGCCGGGCGCACCTCAGCCTTCATCAGTGGTAAGGCACCGGAAATCAAACCCTCGCCCGGCGGCAACACGCCATCGGGTCCGTCTGCAGATACGTCCGTTCGCACAATCTCCCTGCTGCCGGCAGCCGGAGAGGCTGCTGCGCAGGGCTGGAGCATTAAGGATGGCGGAATTCAGTTGTCAGATGGTGTATTTAAGATCACCAAGCAGAGCAATAAAACCTGGTCCCTGACGCATCCGGTGGATGACGCAATTACCCTGCTGACACAGGGCGGCAGACTGACCTGTAAGTTCCGCCTGTCAGGCGCACTGACCAACAATCAGTTCGGGCTGGAGATTTATCTGTATACGGATGCTCCCGTTCCTGATGGTGTGGCGATGACGGGTACCGGTAATCCGTTCCTGATGTCGTACTTCACTCAGACCACTGACGGCAGAGTGAATCTGATGCATCACAGGAAAGCCGGAAACACGAAGCTGGGGGAGTTCGGCGATTACGGTAACGACTGGCAGACGCTGGAGCTGGTGTTCACCGCCGGCAGTGCCACGGTTACTCCGAAACTGAATGGAGTGGCTGGCCCGGCATTCCAGGTTATAAAAGACAGTATGACACTGGGACTGAATGCGCTGACGCTGACGGATGTTACAAAAAATGCAGCGTATGGCGTTGAGATAGAAAGTCTGGTGCTGGAGATAAATGCACCGGCATCATCATAAAAAGTGAGCCAGTCAAATGGAAGGTATCGTTAAACTCACCGGTAGTGTCAGTGGGTCGTCTGAGACGCCTGCATGAGTTATCAGAGCCATCAGTAGTTAACTGGTGGCTTTTTTATTGTTGTCAGCTTCCGGATAACGGGAGACGGGGTATGTACCAGATGGAAAAAATCACAACGGGTGTGTCATACACCACGTCAGCGGTGGGGACGGGATACTGGTTACTGCAGCTGCTGGACAAAGTCTCTCCGTCCCAGTGGGTGGCGATAGGCGTGCTGGGGAGTCTGCTGTTTGGGCTGCTGACATATCTGACGAACCTGTATTTCAAGATTAAAGAAGACCGGCGTAAGGCGGCGCGGGGAGAGTAAAGTGATGAAGAAAAAATACGAACTGGTTGTTAAAGGGATAAATAATTACCCGGATAAGATTACTGTTACTGTGGCACTGGAAATTGGTGGGTATCCGTCACTGTTGTTGCCAGATGTGGCGATTAGTCTTGACCGTACTGAAGGTGCCACGCTGGAGTTTTACGAAGCTGAGGCGAAAAAGCAGGCGAAGCAGTTTTTCATGGATGTTGCTGCCGGGTTATGTGAAGGGGATGGTCCGTTGCCGGAAAAGCGCCCCGTCTGTTCAGAAGAGCGGTATACCATACAAATTAACAATGCATATAACACGATACAGTCAGAAAAAGATGATATCGAATCACGCATTGAAAAACTGGAGAACAGCGTCGTTGAACTGAATAAAAAACTGTCGGTGCAGATCCCTTCCGAAGGTGAAAAAAAACGCCGTGATGAGCAGTTCGCGGCGTTTTACGATTATTGCCGGAAAGTGATGAGCAGAAATCTCGCAGAGTGTTTCCGTATTCAAAAAAACAGAGAGCGCTCTGCAAATAGTGAGATTCTGGATAATTTTTTAAAGGGGACGCATCTCGCCAGTGATTGTTTCATTGCTCATTCTTTTGGTGGCTTTCATGAGGCCATCAAACATGATGTTGAGAGAAGTCCAGGTATCCTCTGTTCCATTCCCGTAAGCATCGAAATAGACACAAATACGATAACCGGTGAACTCGTTACCGCCGGAGTCGGTATATTCCGTCATGAGGGGAACGATGCCAAAGGTTCCTTTACAAAAATCGGGCCGTTCTTTCTGAAGGTAGAGCGATAGTTTGTTAAGTACCCATCCGACAGCTCGCTCATTTTGGTTTATTTTCGTATCGCGAAACAAAAATTCGAAGCGGCCAGATGACGCATGGGTGCAACCAAATACCGGGGCGTATTCATCAACCTTTGGTGTTCCTGAAAACATGCAGTCCGTGCTCTCGAATGCAGATGAATTGCTGTTGATCCACTTAACAAAAGAAAAAAAGGTCTGAATCGCTTGTCTGTCTGAATATTCAACAAAATCCTCAAGGTGTGTCTCGATCAGTTCCGGGTGTTTACGAAAGTCATAATATTGACCGGGACGATATTTATGAGTGGTTGTTTTATCCCATGGTTGTGCTCTGCGTCCCTGTAAACGGAGGTCTGCCGCTGGATAGATAAGCATAAGTAATCTCCTGGTGGAATGTAATCCACGATCATCCGGGGAAATTAAGAACCCGCCAGTGCCCACCACTGGTGGGGTGAAGGCTTAACATATCCAGGGATTTGAAATCGATAAACCCTGATAAATATCCATGAACGCAAAAATCAGATACGGCCTGTCGGCTGCCGTTCTGGCGCTGATTGGTGCAGGGGCGTCTGCGCCTGAAATCCTCGACCAGTTTCTGGATGAAAAGGAAGGTAACCACACCACGGCATACCGTGATGGTGCGGGTATCTGGACCATCTGCCGTGGTGCCACCAGGGTGGATGGTAAACCTGTTGTTCCTGGCATGAAGTTGTCGAAGGAAAAATGCGACCGGGTTAACGCCATTGAGCGTGATAAGGCGCTGGCATGGGTGGAGAAAAACATCAAAGTGCCACTGACCGAACCCCAGAAAGCGGGGATTGCGTCATTCTGTCCGTACAACATTGGCCCCGGTAAGTGTTTCCCGTCGACGTTTTATAAACGAATTAATGCAGGCGATCGAAAAGGTGCCTGCGAAGCGATTCGCTGGTGGATTAAGGACGGTGGCAGAGACTGCCGTATCCGCTCAAATAACTGTTACGGTCAGGTATCCCGTCGTGACCAGGAGAGCGCGCTGGCGTGCTGGGGAATCGACAGATAAGCAGAATATTTTGCTGAAAAATGACGTTGGCCAACGCGGGCGGATAACACGAAATCCTGCGAACTGGCAAAACCTAAGTGAATAAAAGTAAAAACCCCGTTTGTTGGCAGCAAGCGGGGTTTTGTGTTTCCTGACTTCGGAAAAGTCAAAGGAGAAAGTGTGTTTGATTTTAGCAAACTGATTCGGGAGATTCGAGTGATGGCTGAAAAATTATCCACCTGGAAGTTCATCCTTATCTGGCTGGTGTTTGTGATTATGGCCTCCGGTTATTTCATCGGTCAGATACGCTGGTGGTGAAATGAACCGCGTTCTGTGTGTGGTCATCATTGTCCTGCTGGTGGCCTGTGGTGCGCTTAGTCTGGGGCTGAATCATTACCGCGATAACGCCATCACCTACAAAGCGCAGCGCGATAAAAAAGCCAGAGAGCTGGAGCTGGCAAACGCAACCATTACTGATATGCAGGTGCGCCAGCGCGATGTTGCTGCGCTCGATGCAAAATACTCGAGGGAATTAGCCGATGCGAGAGCTGAAAATGAAACTCTGCGTGCTGATGTTGCCGCTGGTCGTAAGCGCCTGCGGATCAACGCCACCTGCTCCGGTACCGTGCGTGAAGCCACCGGCACCTCCGGCGTGGATAATGCAACCGGGCCCCGACTGGCAGACACCGCTGAACGGGATTATTTCATCCTCAGAGAACGGTTGATGACAATGCAGAAGCAGCTGGAAGGGGCACAGGACTATATCCGCACTCAGTGCCTGAACTAAGTTTTGCGGATGCGCCGTATCGTCGCTGTATTCCCTCATTAACAGAGACCGCAGCCCGACAGGGAGACTCCTCTGCGCGAGTGTGCGGGGATAATCAAAAACGATACACACCGGGGTTTACCGCGTTAACGGAGCGCGGCGTTGTCCCCTCATAGTCGCTGGTCCGGTGCGATGGTGGAAGAAACCGGACTACATTACAAATGATAACCATTATCATTTTGCGGGTCCTCCTGGTGGGGTGGGCCTGAACACGGGGCGGGCGGCGCGGAAAAAGGCGCATTTTTTGATTTTTATGGCACCATCACCACCAGTGTAAGTTATTGATATATAGAAAAATAAAAATTTTTAGTGTCGAATCTGGTTGTTTTTTGTTCATCACTGGTGTGTGTTTACATAATTTTCAGGGGGAGTTATGGATCGTGAATTAAAAAATCTGCATCTGAATATTTCCCAACTGGCCGCATTATCCGGTGCTCATCGACAGACTGTTGCGGCTCGGGTAAAAAACATAAGCCCAGCCGGTGGTCATGAGAGCAATCTCAAACTGTACCGACTGACAGATATCCTTGCCGAGCTGATGAAAGCTCCTCTGCCTGTAGATAACGAGGAAATGGATCCTCATGCGCGTAAAGCATGGTACCAGTCAGAACGTGACCGACTGAAATTTGAGCAGGAAACTGGTCAGCTTGTGCCAGTCAGTGATGTCAGGCGGTCCTTTTCTGTCGTGGTGAAAGCGATAGTTCAGGTACTGGAAACCTGGCCTGACCGGCTGGAGAGGGACAGGGGGTGGACCGCATCACAACTGAATGAAGTACAGATTGTGGTTGATGAGATCCGCGACACACTGGAAAAGGCAGTCATTGACTGTTGTGATGAGGCCGATATGTGAATCAGGTGAACGAGAGCCATAGCCGCGCATCCGATATCTGGCGCGAAGTGGCCTCGCTGTTTCGCCCACCCAGCCGGTTACCAGTAGCGGAAGCCATCAGGCGTTATATGCGGGTTCCACGGGGAGCCAATACTTCCGGTCCGTGGGAGTCATCGCTGACGCCCTATATGATTGACCCCATTAATACATTATCAGCCCGTGAATATGACGCGGTGTGTTTGTGGGACCTGCGCGAACCGGGAAAACCGAAGGGCTGATTGATGGCTGGATTGTGTACGGCATCATCTGTGATCCGGCGGATATGCTGGTGGTGCAGATGACTGAGACGAAGGCGCGTGAGCATTCCAGAAACGCGTCTTTCCAGGACGTTTCGCCACAGTCCGGAGGTCAGCAAGCGCCTCAGTCCTTCCCGTAATGACAACAACGTCCACGATAAAATGTTTCTTGACGGCTCCTTCCTGAAGATTGGCTGGCCGTCGATCACCGTCTTTTCCTCTTCGGATTACCGTCGTGTGGCGCTGACGGATTATGACCGTTTCCCTGAAAACGTGGACGGGGAAGGGGATGCCTTCACGCTGGCCTCAAAGCGTACCACCACCTTTATGTCCTCGGGGATGACCCTGGTCGAGAGTTCACCGGGGCGGGATATCACCGATACCAAATGGCGTTGTGGTGGCGCACATGAGGCACCGCCAACAACGGGTATCCTGTCACTGTATAACCGGGGAGACCGCCGCCGGTGGTACTGGCCGTGTCCGCACTGCGGGGAATATTTTCAGCCGGTGATGGATAACATGACCGGATACCGGAATAACCCGGATTTTGTGGCTGCCGGTCAGGCTGCCCGTCTGATGTGTCCGCATTGTCGCGGGCTGATTGCCCCTGAGCAGAAACGCGAACTGAATAACCAGGGGATCTGGCTTCGTGAAGGTGAACGGCGGCGGCGGACGGCAGTATCACCGGAACGCCACGAAACTCCCGGATTGCGTCATTTTGGATGGAGGGGCCAGCTGCGGCGTTTCAGACCTGGGAACAACTGATTTTTAAACTGCTGGCGGCAGAAGAAGAGTATGAGCGAACCGGCAGTGAAGAGACCCTGAAAGCGGTGGTGAACACCGATATCGGACGACCCTATCTGCCCCGTTCAGCCACGGAACAGCGTAAAAGTGAACTGCTTGAACAGCGTGCCGAGCCGTTTCCCCGGCGATCTGTGCCGGATGGTGTGCGTTTTATTGAGGCAACGGTTGACGTACAGGGCGGTAAAAATCGCCGTTTTGTTGTGCAGATCACCGGATACGGAGAGCAGGGGGAACGCTGGATTGTTGATCGCTACAACATCCGGCATTCACTGCGCTGCAGTCCCAACGGTGAAAGTCTGCCGGTTGATCCGGCGGCATATCCGGAGGACTGGGATTTGTTGCTGACGGATGTGTTCCATAAAACATGGCCGCTGGCTTCTGATCCGGATGTGCGCATGCGTCTGATGGCCATGGCGGTGGATACGGGAGGGGAAGCCGGGGTGACAGATAACGCCTATCGTTTCTGGCGTCGTTGCCGGAGTGACGGACTGGGCAACAGGGTGTTTCTGTTCAAGGGGGATGGACTTCGCCGTGACAGGCTGATTAACCGAACCTTCCCGGATAATACCGGCAGAAGTGCCCGCCGTGCCAGAGCCAGTGGCGATGTCGCGCTGTGGCTGGTTCAGACGGATGCGTTTAAGGATCGTGTAAATAATGCCCTGTGGCGTGACACACCAGGGCCGAACTATATCCACTTTCCCGACTGGCTGGGGCGGTGGTTTTACGATGAGCTGACCTATGAAGAGCGCGGCAGTGACGGAAAATGGCGAAAACCGGGCAGGGGCGCTAACGAAGCGTTTGACCTGCTGGTTTATGCGGATGCGCTTGCCGTTCTGCATGGTTACGAAAAGATCCGCTGGCCCTCCGCACCGGACTGGGCACAGCGGGAAACGTGGCTCGTCTTCCCGCAGGAGCGTTCTGGTGAAACGGTATCCCCGGAACTGACGGCCGGGGCAGAAAAACGCCGTCGCCGGAAGAAAAAACTGCGGACGGAGCGTGCGGAAGATAATCCATGGATAACATCAGGAGGCTGGTTGTGAGCACAGAAGAAGCCAGAGAAATGATACAGCGGTACCGTGAAGCGGAAATGGCCGTACTGGAGGGAAAGTCTGTCACCTTCAACGGGCAGCAACTGACGCTGGAAAGCCTTTCTCAGATCCGCGCCGGACGTCAGGAGTGGGAACGCAGGCTTGCCGCGATGGTGAGCCGCAGGCGGGGAAAACCGGGATTTAAACTGGCGAGGTTTTAATGGCAATTATTGATGATGTGATCGGCGTGTTTTCCCCCGGGTGGAAAGCAGCCAGACTGCGTTCAAGGGCGTTAATCATGGCCTATGAGGCGGTGAAACCGACCCGGACACATAAAGCCCGGCGGGAAAATCGCTCTGCTGATCAGCTCAGTAAATACGGTGCGGTTTCCCTGCGGGAGCAGGCCCGTTTTCTGGATATCAATCATGACCTGGTGATTGGTGTGTTTGACAAGCTGGAAGAGCGGGTGATTGGTGCCAGGGGAATTATTGTGGAGCCTCAGCCATTACGAAAAAACGGGGAAATGGCGGCTGAGCTGGCTGCGGATATCCGCCGTTTGTGGGCTGAATGGTCCGTGAGTCCGGATGTGACAGGGCAGTATACCCGTCCTGTGCTTGAACGTTTACTGCTGCGGACCTGGCTGCGGGATGGTGAAGTGTTTGCGCAGATGGTCAGTGGTGCGGGAAACGGTCTGGAACGGACGGCGGGAGTGCCATTCTGGCTTGAGGCGATGGAGCCGGATTTTGTTCCCATGCGCACTGATGAATCCGCCGGACTGAATCAGGGGGTTTTTCTTGATGAGTGGGGAAGACCGAAAAAATATCTGGTTTATAAAAATTATCCGGTCAGCGGCCGGCAGAGTGATACGAAAGAAATCGCTGCCGGAAAAATGATCCACCTGAAGTTCACTCGTCGTCTGCATCAGACGCGAGGCTCATCCATGTTATCGGGGGTGCTGATGCGGATCAGTGCCCTTAAGGAGTATGAGGATGCGGAACTGACAGCGGCGCGTATTGCTGCGGCGCTGGGACTGTATATCCGTAAAGGTGACGGACAGGACTATGAAGATCCGGGGAGCAAAGAGACCGAGCGGGAAGTCCATATCACCCCGGGTATTATTTATGACGATTTGCGCAAGGGCGAGGATATCGGCATGGTCAAATCTGACCGTCCCAATCCCAACCTTGAAACTTTCCGCAACGGCCAGTTGCGTGCAGTGGCAGCAGGCAGTCGTCTGAGTTTTTCCAGTGCGGCGCGTAACTATAACGGCACCTACAGCGCCCAGCGGCAGGAGCTGGTCGAGTCCACGGATGGTTACCTGATCCTGCAGGACTGTTTTATTGGCGCGGTAACCCGCCCGGTGTACCGGACATGGCTGAATATGGTGGTTGCGGCAGGTCTGCTGAAAATTCCGGCGGATGTGGAGATGAAAACGCTATATAACGCGACGTATTCCGGTCCGGTGATGCCGTGGATCGACCCGGTTAAGGAAGCTGAAGCCTGGAGAATTCAGATCCGGGGTGGTGCAGCGACAGAATCTGACTGGGTGCGTGCTGGTGGGCGCAATCCGGATGAGGTCAAACGTCGCCGCAAGGCTGAAATTGATGAAAACAGCAGACTGGGGCTGGTCTTTGATACTGACCCCGTCAACGACAAAGGAGGCAACAGTGCCGGAACTGAACAACAGCGTCAGCAGGCCACCGACAGCCAGCATGAAGAATAAATCCTGGTTCAGGATGCTGGCGGGTAGTCAGGGTGAGGCAGATATTTATATTTATGACGAGATTGGTTTCTGGGGAGTTACCGCGAAGCAGTTTGTCAGCGATATGAATGCCCTGGGTGATATCACCCACATTAATCTCCATATCAATTCACCGGGTGGCGATGTCTTTGAAGGCATCGCCATTTTTAATGCCCTGAAAAATCAGGGGGCGACCATTACCGTGTATGTGGATGGCGTTGCCGCCTCGATGGCATCTGTGATTGCGATGGCCGGTGATACGGTCATTATGCCGGAAAATGCCTTCATGATGATCCATAAGCCATGGGGATTCAGTGGCGGGGATGCTGAGGATATGCGCAGTTATGCCGATTTGCTGGATAAAGTCGAATCGGTACTGTTGCCAGCCTATGCGCAGAAAACCGGAAAAACCACCGATGAAATTGCCGCCATGCTGGCGGATGAAACCTGGATGTCCGGTGCCGAATGTCTGGCACACGGATTTGCTGACCAGGTGACACCCGCTGTTGAGGCAATGGCATGTATTCAGTCAAAACGTACAGAGGAATTTAAAAAGATGCCGGAATCCATCCGAAACATGATTACTCCGCCACGCAACAGTGCCCCGCGTGATACCACAGTGACAATCCCTGCACCGGCGGTAACAGAACCATCACCGGTACCGGCAGTGTCTGATGAGGCGACCATTCGCGCCCGCGTTATGGCAGAACAGAAAGCCCGCATGTCAGGCATTAACGATCTGTTTGCCATGTTCGGTGGTCGCTATCAGACGCTTCAGGCACAGTGCGTGGCTGATCCTGACTGTTCGCTGGAAATGGCCCGTGAACGACTGCTGAATGAAATGGGCAAGGAGTCCTCGCCGACCAACAAAAATACACCGGCCCATATTTATGCCGGAAACGGCAATTTTGTGGGGGACGGGATCCGCCAGGCGATGCTGGCCCGTGCCGGATTTGAAAATGTCGAGAAGGATAACGCCTATAACGGGATGACCCTGCGTGAATGGGCTCGCATGTCACTGACGGAGCGCGGTATTGGGGTGGCCAGTTATAACCCCATGCAGATGGTCGGGCTGGCGCTGACGCACAGCACCTCTGATTTTGGCAATATTCTGCTGGATGTGTCGAACAAGGGGCTGATCCAGGGCTGGGAGGAATCAGAAGAAACCTTCCAGAAGTGGACCCGTAAGGGACGCCTGTCAGACTTCAAAACAGCGTATCGCGTGGGGATGGGCGGTTTTGGTTCTCTGCGCCAGGTTCGTGAGGGGGCGGAGTATAAATACATCACCACCTCAGATCGCAAGGAGACCATTGCACTGGCCACTTACGGGGAGATTTTCTCCATCACCCGCCAGGCCATTATCAATGATGATCTGAATATGCTGGTGGACGTGCCGATGAAGATGGGGCGTGCGGCGAAGGCAACGATTGGTGACCTGGTCTACAAGGTGCTGACGGATAACCCGAAACTGTCCGACGGTAAGGCGCTGTTCCATGCCGATCACAAAAATATTGCCACCGGGGGGATCTCCGTTTCCGGACTGGATGCGGCCCGTCAGATGATGCGCCTGCAGAAAGAAGGCGATCGTGCCCTGAATATCCGTCCGGCCTTTATGCTGGTACCGGTGGCACTGGAGACGGTGGCGAACCAGACCATCAAATCGGCCAGTGTGAAAGGGGCGGATGCAAACGCCGGTGTCATTAACCCTATCCAGAACTTTGCTGAGGTGATTGCAGAAGCGCGTCTTGATGCGGCAGACCCGAAAACCTGGTATCTGGCGGCGGCACAGGGCACTGACACCATTGAAGTGGCCTGGCTGGATGGTGTGGACACGCCATACATTGATCAGCAGGAAGGTTTCACCACTGACGGCATTGCCACAAAAATCCGTATTGATGCCGGAGTGGCACCACTTGACTGGCGCGGGCTGGTGCGTTCGTCGGTGGCCTGATAACCGCGTTATCACAATCACTGCCCGAAAGGGCTTTTTTTATGCCTGAAAAACAGCCCCACAGGGGCTGTCCGGAGAAACAGCATTATGGCGAAAAATTTTGTACAGGACGGTACCACCATTGAACTGGTGAATGCCGGAGATCAGACCATCCTGAGCGGTGCTGCGGTGGTGGTCGGCAGTATGGTGGCCGTGGCCATTACCGATATTCCTGCCGGTGAGGCCGGTGACGGTTTTGCCGAAGGCGTGTTCCTGCTGCCCAAACAGTCTGCTGACGACATTCAGTCCGGCGCGGTGGTTTATCTGAAGGACGGGGTTGTGCAGCTGGCTGCAGACGGTGCGGTGGCAGCGGGGGTAGCCTGGGAAAATGCCCCTGCAAACAGCGCCACTGTGGCGGTAAAAATCAATGTCTGATCTGTTTACGCGAATGTGTTGCCGGATGGACGTGGCGACCGTTCGGGTGATGGGCAAACAGGCGGAGATTAACGGCGTCGTGTACGACGTGATGCCGGAGGAAGAGTCCGCGGAGATGGGGGCGCTTTCGGGCAGCCAGTTGTCACTGGTGGTGTTTTCAGCCCGGTACCGTCCGGCCCGTCATGATGTTGTTGTGTTTGCGGGGCGCACACTGACGGTGACCCGTTATGACACGTACAACGGTAAACCCCGGATTTTTGTCGAACAGGAATGAGTATGGCAATAAAAGGTCTGGCGCAGGCCATGAAAAATCTGGATGCAATTGATCGCCGTGCCGTTCCCCGGGCCTCTGCCACGACACTGAACCGAGTGGCGGGGGCCATTATTGCGAAAACGGCCTCTTCAGTTGCCAGGGAGCTGGCCGTTCCCCGTCGTCTTATCCGTGCCCGCATCCGGTTAAGTCCGGCACGACCGGATAAGGTTTACGCAAAGGTTTACATCAATACCGGCAACCTGCCCGCCATCAAACTGGGGGAGGCCCGCGTTCGACTTTCCCGCAGAAAACGGAGAAAGAAAGGACAGCGTGCGGCCCTGAAAGGGGGCGGCAGTGTGCTGATTGTGGGGAAAAGACGGATCCCGGACGCCTTTATCACCCGGCTGGCTAACGGACGCTGGCATGTGATGCAGCGTATGCCGTGGGCATCATCATCCACCGGCGCGGACAGCAAAGGGAGGCCGAAACGCCACCGTCTGCCGATCGAAGTGGTGAAGATTACGACTGCCGGACCGCTGGCAGAAACCTTTGAACGTGAACGGGACCGGATGTACCGGGAAAAATTACCGGCGCAGATGATGAAAGCCATGACGCATCAGTTACGCCTGGTGCTGAAAAGAAAATGACTGGGAGGGTGTATGAAACACCGTGAAATACGGGCGGCAGTTCTGTCTGCCCTGAAAGAAAATATTTCTGAGAGGGTGAGCTGGTTTGACGGTCGCCCGGTTTTTATTGATGAACAGGAACTGCCTGCTGTTGCTGTTTACCTGACAGATGCGTCTGCTGCTGACGAGTTCGTTGATGAGGGAACCTGGGAGGCGACACTGCATATTGAGGTTTTTCTCAGGGCAAAAGAACCGGACTCGGCACTGGATATGTGGATGGAAGAAAAAATTCTTCCTGCGCTGGAGGCAGTTCCCGGGCTCAGTGCATTACTGCTGAAGATGAATCTTCAGGGGTATGACTACCGCCGGGATGATGAGTTTATGATGTGGGGATCGGCAGATCTCCTGTGGAAAATTACCTACGAGATGTGAGGACGATATGGCAACACCAAATCCCCTTGAGCCGGTAAAAGGTGCCGGTACCACTCTGTGGGTTTACAACGGCAAGGGTGATGCTTATGCAAACCCGTTGTCAGACGATGACTGGCAGCGACTGGCTAAGGTGAAGGATCTGACGCCGGGCGAGATGACGGCAGAACCCTACGATGATAACTACCTGGATGATGAAGACGCGGACTGGACCGCGACCGGGCAGGGGCAGAAGTCTGCAGGAGATACCAGTTTTACGCTGGCCTGGAAACCGGGAGAAGAAGGTCAGAAATGGCTTATAGGCTGGTTTGAAAGCGGGGATGTGCGGGCCTATAAAATCCGTTTCCCAAATGGCACGGTGGATGTGTTCCGTGGCTGGGTCAGCAGTATCGGTAAGGCCGTGACGGCGAAAGAAGTGATCACCCGCACGGTGAAAGTGACCAACGTGGGCAAACCTTCTGTAGCGGAAGAACGCAGCGAAATTACGCCGGCCACTGCAATTAAGGTGACACCGACATCCGGTACGGTGGCAAAAGGGAAAACAACCACCCTGACGGTTTCTTTTGAGCCGGAAAGTGCAACCGACAAGACGTTCAGAGCGGTTTCCGCCGATCCGTCGAAAGCCACCATTAGTGTGAAAGATATGACAATTACGGTAAACGGCGTGGCGACAGGTAAGGTGCAGATCCCTGTGGTGAGCGGAAATGGTCAGTTCGCCGCAGTGGCTGAAGTCACCGTTACTGAAGCGGGCGCTGCAGGGTAAACGGAGGTAATACATGTTTCTGAAAACAGAACAATTTGAATATAACGGTGTGTCCGTCACGCTTTCCGAATTGTCTGCGCTGCAGCGGTTTGATTATATGAAGTTTGTTTCAGACGCAGCACAACAGAAGACAACGAAGCATAATGCCGTGCACATTAACCAGCGATATCTGGAAACGGCATCCCTGCTTGTGGCGATGTCGCTATGGCATTCCCATTCCCTCAAAGGCACTCTGGCCTCTCCGGAGACAGAGATGCAGCAGATCCGCCGTGAAGTGATGCTGGGATGGCCTGCTGATGCACTGAATCAGGCAACGAACCGGGTGCTTTATCTTTCAGGTATGCTGGATAACCGGCACGATGCCGATCCTGAACCAACCGGGAAAGCAGAAGCGACAGAGCCGGTAACATCAAAAAAGCATTCGAAGGTGAGCTGAACTTTGTCCTGAAACTGGCGCGTGAGATGGGGAGAGCCGACTGGCGCGCCATGCTTGCCGGGATGACATCCACCGAATATGCCGACTGGCGACGTTTTTACTGCACGCATTATTTTCAGGATACCCAGCTGGATATGCATTTTTCCGGGCTGACGTACGCCGTACTCAGCCTGTTTTTTTGCGATCCGGATATGCATCCGGCGGATTTCAGCCTGTTCGCTCCGGAGGCAGAGGAAGGACAGGCGGAGACGCCGGACGAAAATGATGTACTGATGCAGAAGGCGGCGGGCCTCGCCGGTGGAGTCCGTTTCGGGGAGGAGGGAAGGAGGTTGTGACAGTTATTGATGGTATCAGAGGACATTTCAGGAGGTGACCACGATGGCAGGTAATTTTGCCGATCTGACAGCCGTGCTGACACTGGATTCTGCCCGTTTTTCTGAAGAGGCAGCGCGGGTAAAAAAAGAGCTGGGTGAAACCAGTGCGCTTGCTGATTTGATGTCCGGGAAAGTCAGTCAGTCTTTCAGAAAACAGGCTGATGCTGCTGAGCAGAGTCTGAGCCGACAGGCGCTGGCTGCACAAAAAGCCGGGATATCAGTCGGACAGTATAAGGCTGCCATGCGCACACTGCCCGCACAGTTCACGGATATTGTCACTCAGCTTGCCGGTGGTCAGAATCCCTTCCTTATCATGCTGCAGCAGGGGGGGCAGATCAGCGATTCATTCGGTGGACCGCTCAGCCTGCTTACCCTGCTGAAGGAGGAACTTCTCGGGATCAGGGATGCCTCTGAATCATCAGAGGAGTCGCTGTCAGATACGGCAAATGCACTGGCTGAAAATGCCCGGAATGCCGGTGAGCTGGGACGATTTATGTCGGTGGCCCGTGTGGCGGCAGGTGGCGGGGTTGCCGTACTGGCCGCGCTTGCTGCCGCCGCCTGGCAGGCAGAGCAGGCTGACCGGGCCTTATTGCGTTCACTGACCCTGACCGGAGGGGCTGCTGCCACCACAACGGCAGAATTGTGGAAAATGGCCGGGGTGATCAGCGATGAAGCCGGTGGTGGTATCAGACAGGCGGCAGAAAATCTGGCCCGTCTGGCAGAAAGCGGGAAATATACCGCCGGGCAGCTACGGATCATGGGGGAAACCTCTCAGAGATGGCTGCAGACGGTGGGGGACGATGCCGGGAAGGTGGAAAAAGCCTTTGAAGGGATTGCAGCAGATCCGGTGAAGGCGCTGGCCTCCCTGAATCAGCAGTATAACTTCCTGAGCGTTTCCCAGTTACGCCATATTGATGAGCTTGAGCGCACGAAAGGTAAACAGGCTGCGGTGACGGAGGCGATGTCCCTGTTTGCGGATGTCATGAATGCACGTCTGGAGCAACTTGATAAAGCGGCCACGCCGGTGGAAAAAATCTGGGACGATGTTAAAACCTGGACTTCTGACGCATGGGCATGGATAGGTGATCATACACTGGGGGCACTCAGTCTGATCACTGACGTGGTGGCCGGAACCGTTGAACAAGTGAAGCTGCTGCTTGTGCAGGGGGATCTGGCGCTGGCTGAATTTATTCAGTCAGCCTGGGAAACGACAAAGAATGTGCCCGGCGTTGGTGCGTTGTTTGGTGAACTGGCAGAAGAGAACCGCGTATTTATTGAGAAAACAAAACGCGATGAACTGGCGCTGAGAAAATCCATTGCGGAACGGGATGCGCGTATACGCCAGGGGGAAATGGGGTACATCAACCGCTCGCGTGCAACAGGCGTCAGCAAAGGTCCAGGGCAGCAGGAAGCCGTCAGCCGTCTGGCTGAAGAGCTGACAGGTAAAAAGCATACATCACCGAAAACGCGCTCTGCCGGGGAGAGGGAAGAGGAGCAGGCAAGAGAAGCTCTGCTTGCCCTTGAAGCTGAGCTCAGGACGCTGGAAAAACACAGCGGTGCGAATGAGAAAATCAGCCGGCAGCGCCGTGATTTATGGAAGGCGGAAAGTCAGTATGCGGTCCTGAAAGAGGCTGCCACGAAACGACAGTTATCTGAGCAGGAAAAATCCCTGCTGGCCCATGAGAAAGAGACGCTGGAGTACAAACGCCAGCTGGCTGACCTGGGCGACAAGGTTGAACACCAGAAACGCCTGAATGAGCTGGCACAGCAGGCGGTGCGGTTTGAAGAGCAGCAGAGCGCGAAGCAGGCCGCCATCAGCGCAAAAGCCCGCGGTCTCACTGACCGTCAGGCGCAGCGGGAGTCTGAAGCGCAGCGTCTTCGGGACGTGTACGGTGATAATCCGCAGGCGCTGGCCCGGGTCACCGGGGCACTGAAACAGACATGGGCGGATGAAGACATGCTGCGCGGTGACTGGCTGGCCGGGCTGAAGTCCGGCTGGGGGGAGTGGGCGGAAAGTGCGACGGACAGTTTTTCGCAGGTTAAAAGCGCGGCCACGCAGACCTTTGACGGTATTGCACAGAATATGGCGGCGATGCTGACCGGTGCAGAGGCAGACTGGCGGGGATTCACCCGTTCGGTGCTGTCCATGATGACAGAAATCCTGCTTAAACAGGCCATGGTGGGCATTGTCGGGCGTATCGGCAGCGCCATTGGCGGTGCTTTCGGTGGTGGTGCATCTGCTTCCTCGGGGACGGCCATTGAGGCTGCGGCGGCGAACTTCCATTTCGCGACCGGAGGATTTACGGGGACGGGCGGCAAATATGAGCCTGCGGGGATAGTTCACCGCGGGGAGTTTGTTTTCACGAAAGAGGCAACCAGCCGGATAGGTGTGGGGAATCTTTACCGTCTGATGCGCGGCTATGCGGAAGGTGGTTATGTGGGTGGTGCCGGAAGTCCGGCGCAGATGCGGCGGGCGGAAGGTATTAATTTTAATCAGAACAATCACGTGGTGATTCAGAACGACGGCACCAACGGACAGGCGGGGCCGCAGCTGATGAAGGCGGTGTATGACATGGCCCGCAAGGGGGCGCAGGATGAGCTCCGGCTGCAGTTGCGTGATGGCGGTATGTTATCGGGGAGCGGGCGATGAAAACCTTTCGCTGGAAAGTGAAGCCGGATATGGAGGTGAACTCGCAGCCGTCGGTGCGTGAAGTGCGTTTTGGTGACGGGTACTCACAGCGTATGGCGGCAGGGCTGAATGCTGACCTGAAAACATACCGTGTGACGCTTTCCGTGACCCGGGAGGAGGCCCGGCATCTGGAAGCGTTCCTGGCAGAGCACGGAGGCTGGAAGGCATTTTTGTGGAAGCCACCCTATGCATACCGGCAGATAAAGGTGACCTGTGCCGGGTGGTCTGCGCGGGTCGGGATGTTGCGCGTTGAGTTCAGCGCGGAGTTTAAGCAGGTGGTGAACTGATGCAGGATATTCACGAAGAAAGTCTGAACGAGTCGGTTAAATCAGAGCAGTCACCGCGGGTGGTACTCTGGGAAATCGACCTGACGGCGCAGGGCGGTGAGCGGTATTTTTTCTGCAATGAGCTGAATGAAAAAGGGGAGCCGGTGACCTGGCAGGGGCGTGAATATCAGGCGTACCCGATTGAGGGCAGCGGCTTTGAGATGAACGGAAAGGGCAGCAGTGCCCGCCCGTCGCTGACGGTGTCCAATCTGTTCGGTCTTGTCACCGGGATGGCGGAGGATTTGCAGAGCCTGGTGGGTGCCACGGTGGTCCGCCGCCGGGTGTATGCCCGTTTTCTGGATGCGGTGAACTTTGTGGCAGGCAATCCGGAAGCGGACCCGGAGCAGGAGCTGAGAGACCGCTGGGTGGTGGAGCAGATGTCATCGCTGACGGCCATGACGGCCTCGTTTGTGCTGGCCACACCGACCGAGACGGACGGGGCGCTGTTTCCCGGTCGCATCATGCTGGCGAACACCTGTATGTGGGATTACCGGGGAGATGAATGCGGGTATAACGGCCCTGCGGTGGCGGATGAGTTCGACAACCCCACCACGGATATCCGTAAGGACAGATGCAGCAAGTGCATGCGCGGGTGTGAACTGCGCAGGAATGTCGGCAACTTTGGCGGCTTCCTTTCCATTAATAAACTTTCGCAGTAAATCCCGGTTTATGACACAGACTGAATCAGCGATTCTGGCGCATGCCCGGCGGTGTGCGCCTGCGGAGTCGTGCGGCTTCGTGATAAGCACGCCGGAGGGGGAGTGGTATATCCCTTGTGTGAATATTTCCGCAGAGCCGGAGGCGTATTTTCGTATCGCACCGGAAGACTGGCTGCGGGCAGAGATGCAGGGGGAGATTGTGGCACTGGTCCACAGTCATCCCGGTGGTCTGCCCTGGCTGAGCGAGGCTGACCGGCGGCTGCAGATAAAAAGCGCACTGCCCTGGTGGCTGGTCTGCCGGGGGAAATTCATAAATTCCGCTGTGTGCCACATCTGACAGGACGGCGCTTTGAGCACGGGGTGACGGACTGTTACACGCTGTTCCGGGATGCATACCATCTGGCGGGAATTGATATGCCGGATTTTGAGCGTGAGGATGACTGGTGGCGCAACGGTCAGAACCTTTACCTGGACAATATGGCGGTCACCGGCTTTTACCGGGTGCCCCTGTCCTCTGCACAGGCGGGCGATATCCTGCTGTGCTGCTTTGGCGCATCGGTGGCCAATCATGCCGCCATTTACTGCGGCAACGGTGAACTGCTTCACCATCTGCCTGAACAACTGAGTAAACGGGAGAGGTATTCCGAAAAATGGCAACGACGAACGCATTCTGTCTGGCGTCACCGCCACTGGCACGCATCTGCCTTCACGGGGATTTACAACGATTTGGCCGCCGCCTCAGCCTGTATGTGAACACGGCAGCGGAAGCCATCCGGGCGCTGTCGTTACAGGTGCCCGGATTCCGCCGTCAGATGAACGAAGGCTGGTACCAGATACGTATTGCCGGTGAGGACACGGCACCGGAGGCGGTGTACGCCCGTCTTCACGAACCTCTGGGTGAGGGGGCGGTCATCCATATTGTGCCGCGACTGGCCGGAGCCGGAAAGGGCGGACTGCAGATTGTGCTGGGGGCGGCAGCCATCGTGGGCTCTTTCTTCACGGCCGGAGCATCGATGGCAGCCTGGGGTGCAGCGCTGAGTGCCGGCGGTTTTTCTGCCACCACGATGCTGTTTTCACTGGGTGCCAGCATGATACTGGGTGGTGTGGCTCAGATGCTGGCCCCGAAGGCTAAAGTACCGGAGTACAAAAGCACGGATAACGGCAGACAGAACACGTACTTTTCCTCGCTGGATAACATGATTGCCCAGGGGAACCCGATGCCGGTGCCTTACGGTGAAATGCTGGTTGGTTCACGACGGATATCCCAGGACATCAGCACCCGTGATGAAGGCGGAGACGGGAAAGTGGTGGTTATCGGGCGGGGATGAAAATAAAAAAATCCCGCAGAGTTAGCGGAGCTGCGGGAGAGAACGATGAAGATTAACGTTATGGAGTTATTTTTCAGGCATCAAAAAAGTAATGCAGCGTCATTATTGCGGCTACAGGCAATTGCCGGAAATGTGAAGAGTTTCAGAAATTTTATTCCGTCATGACACAGGCACCCTCCGGGGTGCCTGTCGTTTTTGGGGCATAAACAGATTCAGACATCAGACAGGAGAGGGGGACAGAGTGGGTAAAGGTGGCGGCAGGGCGCACACGCCGGTTGAGGCAAAGGACAATCTTAAGTCCACGCAGATGATGAGCGTGATTGATGCCATCGGTGAGGGACCGGTGGAAGGTCCGGTGAAGGGGCTGCAGAGTATTCTGGTGAACAAAACCCCGCTGACGGACACGGACGGTAATCCTGTGATACATGGTGTGACAGCGGTCTGGCGCGCCGGGGAGCAGGAGCAGACACCGCCGGAAGGTTTTGAGTCATCCGGTTCTGAAACCGCACTGGGCGTGGAAGTGACGAAGGCAAAGCCGGTGACGCGCACCATTACGTCCGCGAACATTGACCGCCTGCGGGTCACCTTCGGGGTGCAGTCACTGGTGCAGACCACCTCACAGAGTGACCGTAACCCGGCATCCGTCCGCCTGCTGATTCAGCTGCAGCGTAACGGTAACTGGGTGACGGAAAAGGATGTCACCATTAACGGCAAGACCACCTCACAGTTCCTCGCTTCGGTGATTCTGGATAATCTGCCTCCCCGCCCCTTTAACATCCGGATGGTCAGGGAGACGGCGGACAGCACCACGGACCAGCTGCAGAATAAGACGCTCTGGTCGTCATACACCGAAATCATCGATGTGAAACAGTGCTACCCGAACACGGCGATTGTGGGGCTGCAGGTGGATGCGGAGCAGTTTGGCGGTCAGCAGATGACGGTGAACTACCATATCCGCGGTCGCATCATCCAGGTACCGTCAAACTATGACCCGGAAAAACGCACGTACAGCGGCATCTGGGACGGCAGCCTGAAACCGGCATACAGCAACAACCCGGCCTGGTGCCTGTGGGACATGCTGACTCACCCGCGCTACGGCATGGGAAAACGTCTGGGGGCGGCAGACGTGGACAAATGGGCGCTGTATGCCATCGGGCAGTACTGCGACCAGACGGTCCCGGATGGTTTCGGGGGCACAGAGCCGCGGATGACCTTTAATGCGTACCTGTCACAACAGCGTAAGGCGTGGGACGTTCTCAGTGATTTCTGCTCGGCGATGCGCTGTATGCCGGTATGGAACGGCCAGACGCTGACGTTCGTTCAGGACCGCCCGTCGGATGTGGTGTGGCCGTACACCAACTGCGATGTGGTGGTGGATGATAACGGCGTGGGGTTCCGCTACAGCTTCAGCGCCCTGAAGGACCGCCACACGGCGGTGGAGGTGAATTACACCGACCCGCAGAACGGCTGGCAGACCTCCACGGAACTGGTGGAAGACCCGGAAGCCATACTGCGCTACGGGCGCAACCTGCTGAAGATGGATGCGTTCGGTTGCACCAGTCGCGGTCAGGCCCACCGTGCCGGGCTGTGGGTGATAAAGACCGGACTGCTGGAAACGCAGACGGTGGATTTCACGCTCGGGTCACAGGGGCTGCGTCACACACCCGGTGACATTATTGAAATCTGTGATAACGACTATGCCGGGACCATGACCGGCGGACGTATCCTGTCCATCGATGCCGCCAGCCGCACCCTGACACTGGACCGTGAGGTGACCCTGCCGGAGACAGGTGCCGCCACGGTGAACCTGATTAACGGCAGCGGTAAGCCGGTGAGCGTGGCCATCACTGCACACCCCGCGCAGGACCGGATACAGGTCAGCACCCTGCCTGATGGTGTGGAGACATACGGTGTATGGGGACTCTCCCTGCCGTCACTGCGTCGTCGCCTGTTCCGCTGTGTCTCCATCCGGGAAAACACGGACGGCACCTTTGCCATCACGGCGGTGCAGCACGTACCGGAAAAGGAAGCCATCGTGGATAACGGGGCCAGCTTTGAGCCGCAGTCAGGCACCCTGAACAGCGTCATCCCTCCGGCAGTGCAGCACCTGACGGTGGAGGTGAGCGCAGCTGACGGTCAGTATCTGGCGCAGGCGAAATGGGACACGCCGCGGGTGGTGAAGGGTGTGCGCTTCAGTCTGCGCCTGACCAGCGGAAGCGGAGAAGACAGCCGTCTGGTGACCACCGCCATCACTGCGGATACAGAGCATCGTTTCAGTGGTCTGCCGCTCGGGGAATACACCCTGACAGTCAGGGCAATTAACAGTTATGGCCAGCAGGGCGAACCGGCCACCACCACCTTCCGGATTAACGCACCGGCAGCGCCTGCCGGTGTTGAACTGACGCCGGGGTATTTTCAGATAACGGCAGTCCCGAAACTGACCATTTATGACCCGACGGTGCAGTTTGAGTTCTGGTTTTCGGAGGCAAAAATTGCAGACGCCGCACAGGTGGAAACCTCTGCCCGTTATCTGGGGACCGGCAGTCAGTGGAGTGTCTCCGGTCCGCACATTAAGCCCGGAAAGGATTTCTGGTTTTATGTGCGCAGCGTCAACCTGGTGGGTAAATCTGCTTTTGTGGAAGCCAGTGGACGGGCGAGCAATGATGCTGCGGGCTATCTGGAACTTTTCCGGGAAAAGATAGGAAAAACGCATCTGGCAGAGGCGCTGTGGGCAGAGATTGACAACAGTCAGCTGAAGGACGAGATGGCGGAAATGCAGACCACCATCACAGAAACCCGCAATGAAATCACACAGACGGTCAGTAAAACGCTGGAAGACCAGAGCGCCACCATTCAGCAGATACAGCGCGTGCAGAAGGACACAAATGATGACCTGGCTGCGCTGTACATGCTGAAGGTTCAAAAAACGAAAGACGGCATTCCCTATGTGGCCGGGATTGGTGCAGGGATTGAGGATACTGATGGCCAGCCACTGAGCAACATACTGCTGCTGGCTGACCGTATCGCGATGATAAATCCGGAGAGCGGCAACAGCACGCCGTTATTTGTGGCGCAGGGGAATCAGCTGTTCATGAACGACGTGTTCCTGAAGCGACTGTTTGCGGTGAGTATCACCTCGTCCGGCAATCCCCCGACGTTTTCCCTGACGCCGGACGGGCGACTGACGGCGAAAAATGCGGATATCAGTGGCAGTGTGAATGCGAACTCAGGGACGCTCAACAACGTCACGATTAATGAGAACTGTCAGATTAAGGGGAAACTGTCAGCCAACCAGATTGAAGGCGATATTGTCAAAACGGTCAGCAAGTCTTTCCCCCGCACGAGAACTTATGCCAGTGGCACCATCACGGTAAGAATCAGTGATGATCAGAAGTTTGACCGGCAGGTCATGATACCGCCAGTGTTATTCCGCGGTGGTAAGCATGAGAATTTCAACAGTAATAACCAACAGTCATACTGGTATTCAACCTGCCGGTTAAGAGTGACCCGCAATGGTCAGGAGATTTTTAATCAGTCCACGACGGATGCTCAGGGCGTATTTTCCTCAGTTATAGATATGCCTGCCGGACAGGGGACGCTGACACTGACATTCACCGTATCTTCATCAGGAGCGAATAACTGGACACCAACAACCAGTATCAGCGATCTGCTGGTTGTGGTGATGAAGAAAGCCACCGCAGGCATCAGTATCAGCTGAATTTTATAACCCATATACGGGCGCCAGAAATGGCGCCTTTTTTATTGCAGAAAAGCGAGAGGTAATTATGCGTAAACTTTATGCCGCCATTTTGTCCGCAGCCATCTGTCTGGCCGTATCCGGCGCGCCTGCATGGGCGTCTGAGCAGCAGGCCACGCTGAGCGCGGGGTATCTTCATGCCCGGACGAGCGCTCCCGGTAGCGATAATCTTAACGGGATTAACGTGAAATACCGTTATGAGTTTACGGACACACTGGGGATGGTGACGTCATTCAGCTATGCAGGAGACAGGAATCGCCAGCTTACCCGTTACAGCGATACCCGCTGGCATGAAGATTCCGTTCGTAACCGCTGGTTCAGCGTAATGGCGGGGCCGTCTGTGCGCGTGAATGAATGGTTCAGCGCGTATGCGATGGCGGGAGTGGCTTACAGCCGTGTGTCGACTTTCTCCGGGGATTATCTCCGCGTAACTGACAACAAGGGGAAAACGCACGATGTGCTGACCGGAAGTGATGACGGTCGCCACAGCAACACGTCTCTGGCGTGGGGAGCTGGCGTGCAGTTTAACCCGACCGAATCCGTGGCCATTGATATTGCTTATGAAGGCTCCGGCAGTGGCGACTGGCGCACTGACGGCTTCATCGTGGGTGTCGGCTATAAATTCTGATTAGCCAGGTAACACAGTGTTATGACAGCCCGCCGGTTCAGGCGGGCTTTTTTGTGGGGTGAATATGGCAGTAAAGATTTCAGGTGTACTGAAAGACGGCACAGGAAAACCGGTAGAGAACTGTACCATTCAACTGAAAGCCAGACGGACCAGCAGCACGGTGGTGGTGAACACGGTGGCCTCTGAAAATCCGGATGAAGCCGGTCGTTACAGCATGGACGTTGAGTACGGTCAGTACAGCGTCATTCTGTTGGTGGACGGATTCCCGCCGTCACATGCCGGGACCATCACCGTGTATGAAGATTCTCAACCGGGTACGCTGAATGATTTTCTCGGTGCCATGTCGGAGGATGACGTCCGGCCGGAGGCACTGCGTCGTTTTGAACTGATGGTGGAAGAAGCAGCGCGTCACGCCGGGGAGGCGAAGATGAATGCCGGAGAAGCAGAGACGTCCGCGAGGAATGCCGGCATATCAGCCAGTAAGGCGGAAGCGAGCGCCGCAAATGCTGATACTTCAGCAGAGGATGCATCGGAGTCAGCCCGGCAGGCGGCAGAAAGTGCAGCCTCTGCAAAGAAGTCAGAGGAAGCGTCCTCGTCCTCAGCCTCTGAGGCCGCTCAAAAAGCCAGTGAGTCATTACAAAGTGCAACAGATGCCGAGTTGTCAAAAAAGACGGCAGAAAGTGCAGCCGGTAATGCATCCAGAGACGCAACGACAGCAACAGAAAAAGCCCGGGAGTCAGCAGAAAGCGCACAGTCAGCGGAACAAAGCAGGATAGCGGCGGAAGAAGCCGTAAACCGAATCCCCACCGTGGTGGGGCCACCCGGGCCAAAGGGAGATCCGGGGCCCGCGGGTCCTCAGGGGCCGAAGGGAGATAAAGGAGAGCGTGGCGACACCGGCCCGGCAGGGGCAACTGGTGAACGGGGGCCGGCAGGTGATGCTGGTCCGGCAGGCCCGCAGGGGCCGAAAGGCGACAGGGGGGAACGGGGAGAGACCGGTCTGACGGGAAGTACAGGTCCACAGGGTCCAAAGGGAGATACCGGTGCGGCAGGCCCGGCAGGCCCACAGGGACCGAAAGGAGAAACAGGTGCGGCTGGCCCGGTGGGGGCAACCGGACCTCAGGGGCCGAAGGGCGACCCGGGGGAGACGCAAATACGGTTCCGTCTGGGGCCGGGAAACATTATTGAGACAAACAGCCATGGCTGGTTCCCGGATACAGATGGCGCACTCATCACCGGACTGACCTTTCTTGACCCCAAAGATGCCACACAGGTTCAGGGGCTGTTTCGGCATTTGCAGGTCAGGTTTGGTGACGGGCCGTGGCAGGATGTTAAGGGGCTGGATGAAGTGGGCAGTGATACAGGCAGAACAGGAGAATGACATGAACATACTAAAAAAACTTATGCAGCGTCTGTGTGGTTGCGGAAAGCATGATGACCGTGAACACGGGGAGTTACTTACAGCACAGCTGCGACTGGGACCGGCAGACATTCTGGAGTCAGATGAGAATGGCATTATCCCGGAGCAGGACAGGGTAATCACACAGGTGGTGATACTGGATGCGGATAAAAAGCAGATACAGTGCGTGGTAAGACCGCTGCAAATCCTGCGTGCTGACGGGACGTGGGAAAATATTGGCGGAATGAAATAGCCGACAGCTTCACAAAAACCGGAGTCCGGCTCCGGTTTTTGTTGTCATGTCAGGTGGATGTTTGTTAGGAATGTTCAGACAGGTTTATTTTGAATTTACACAGAATCCTAAACAGGTTCGAAAATTAAGAAAGAGGTTGTATGTTTAGCATAAGAACCCTACTACCTATTAGCGCCAGCGTATCAGTTCCGACAAAACAATCTCAATCCATCCCAATAACTTTAGCAGGGAGAACAATCGAAAAAGCGCAAGAGAAAGAAGGATTACTTGTTTTTTTAGGAATGAAATCCGTTAATGACTATACTCTTAATATTCTTGGCCAAAATGTTTCAAGAGTCACAACGGGGAAAAAACCGTATGATTTATTATTCCTGAATGATGCTACAAAACAAGATTTTGATGAAAGGAAAATGGAGTTTACATATCCTGGAGCAAATAAAAGCCATCTACAATCAAGTAATAGCGATGTTGTTGCTGCTGCAGCTATAAGTATTACAGCGACAGAGATGAAAACCATCCTGCCAGATGATTTAACACCAGGAAAATACAAAAAAATTTATCTGTCTGGGGATGGTTCTGCTGGTCTACCACTTCTTAAGTGTGGAGATGAATTTTTATCGCCGACAGATATTGTCGACCGCATTGTTCAACATAATCTTCATGAGATTGATGATATCAGATTAACATCCTGTAACTCAGCCAACATATTAAAAAACAAAGACTTCTCTCCTGATGAAATAGAGAAATCCGCAAATATGAATAACGGCTGGTTGGCTAGGGCATTATTTGGTCAAAAGAGTTCTTTAGCAGAACACGTCTATGCCGAGTTTGAACGTCGCGGAATTAACGTTTCTATATCAGGTTACCATGGCACTGGCGTTTTTTATGTACCAGAGCATGGTAAACCAACAACACATCTACGCTCCACAACTGTGCCTGCAACACCTGAACATACTGTAAGAAGAAGCGACTACAGAGCCACTTTGGGTAGAACTCAACCCATAGATATTGAGTAATTGAGCCAGCATATACACTTGATGGTTAGGAAACAGAATCATTGTTTTAAACATTTCCTGGCCATTAATATTGTCGGCGGGAGCATATCCAGGACTGGCCGGCAAACCGGGAACGCGATCTGTTGCCATGGAAAGTTGATCTGAGCGCTCAGTAAATATCAATACGGTTCTGGCGAGCCGCTTACGATGCATGAGAATCACTAATAGTATGTAATTATTACATTTTATTTACAATGCTGTTTCTGTTGGTCTGCATCCATAATTATGAAATGCTGACTTATGGTGTCAAAATAACACATATTCCTTTCAATAATCATTTCTTTTACTATCTTTTCCCTGCTGAGAGGGTGGGGTAGATGTTCTCTTGTGAGATTCATGAATGCAGACTTATCATAAAGAGTGCATATGTTGGAGTTCAGTGCGTTCTTGACAAAAACCCCTTTTTCTGGAACGCATAATGTTATTGGGCACTTAAGAAATTGTGTGTCGCAAGAGAATTCATCAGGATTTACAACAAATGAATGAGAATGGATTTTATTTTTAAGGGCGTTTTCGGCCCCTTTTTTCCATCCTATATTTGAAGATAATTGAAGCATAAAATCCTGAGATATTTGTGCAAAACTTCGTCCGTTGTTGATCTGCTGTTCCAGGTTGCGAGCAATAGTGTTTTGTCTCGCCATAAATATGGAGAAATGATTACTGCATACAGGATTTACTGTAAAACCATTGACTGATTCGATATAACGGATATCCATTTTATAACGTTCTTTTATGATTACAGTATCATTTTGATTTTGCTGCACAATATAACGTAAAGATGCTAGCTCATTCTCAGGTAAGATACTGCCTGCTGTGAAGTTTAAAAAGATAGGCATGTTTTTTTCTGTAATACAAGTCGATTGTTTGTGATTTCGCGCTGTAGGTATATTATCATTCATATTTAACTTCCTAAAGTATGACCTCGTAGGGAGATAAATGCAATGCTTAAAGGTAGATTGAAATGATAAATTAGCGCTTGGTAAATCCAGAATTTCATAAAGAGAGAGGTGGTGTTTTTTCATAGCGCTGAGATGTAAGTTGCAACATGTATTATATGCAAGAGAATAGGGAGTACTGGATACATTAACTCTATGTAATCCATTCAAGATATTAATGCAATTGAAATAATTGACATAAAATATTGCATAGGTGAGGTTTATTGCTCAGAAGATGGAGTTATCGATGCAGAAACTGGAAGAACTGCGGCAGCGATAGCGCAGGTCGATTGCAATGACGAGATTTATCAGCGCCAGCGTGGGATAAAAGAGAATCTGAGCAGTCTGGAGAATTTGAAATCGGTTAGGGATTTCATACTAGAATAATAGGATCCGCGGCACGTCGTATGAAAGAACTTACCGCTGTTGGCTGGTGAACTTTCGATAGTGCGAGTATTGAATGATTTCCAGCCGTTACCGATTTTACGTGTTAATTAGTGAACAAACCACTCGTCAGCAGACTTCCAGGTATCTTTCAGAGTCTCCTGAACAAAAGTTTTAGCTGAATCTTTATCGGCGGTGCGCGTAACAGAAAGGCCATCGTTGCTGGTGGCTTTTACGATCACCTCTACATCGTCATAACGTTTACTGATGCGTCGGGTTAATTCTTCCTTTAACGCATCCACAGCACCGTTTGGCATTTTAGTCATTTTTTCTTTGGCTATGCAGATTTCAATACGCATAAAAGTCCCCCTATACTGTGTTTGTATACAGTGTTATTTTTAACTGTACAAATAAACAGTGTCAAGGTGAGTGAGATGAAAAAAACGGGGGTGTTTTTGTTACCCTTAGTTACAAATTGAAAAACCCCAGTCGGTGATAACTGGGGTTTTTTAGAAGTGCACGTGCATTTCACGTGTATATTTTTGTCTTTTTTCAGTCCGACTACTGTCTGGCTTGTGTCCGTAAGTGGCTGTATTTATTGCTACTGTCCGGTTGTAGTCCTTCTTAAAGTGGTGGAGCTGGCGGGAGTTGAACCCGCGTCCGAAATTCCTACGTCCTCGGTACTACATGCTTAGTCAGTCTTTACATTCGCTTGCCAGCTGCGGACGGACACGCCACTAACAAACTAGCCTGATTAAGTTTTAACGCTTCAACCCCAGGCAGGGCTTCCACGCGATCTCTTTTGGGTTTGACCTCTCTTGATCCCCGTCCTAAGAGCGGAGGCTAGGGAGAGAGGGCTCTAAGCAGGTTATTAAGCTGCTAAAGCGTAGTTTTCGTCGTTTGCGACTATTTTTTGCGGCTTTTTACGAGGCCAACCGCCCCTCGGCATGCACCTTGGGTTTCGCAAATCCCGTCGAATCCAGAATCAGCCCCAATGTGTAAAGGTAAGTATACCAGATTTATGAGCGCCATGACCAGCCTCAATGGCGTTATCGTTAAAGATTTAGCACCCATGTAGCCTGATTTTTATTCGATTAAGCAATGGAATGGCAACATTTGTGTCGGATGTGATAACCAATAAGATGTTCATTCGCGCCGCCGGAGAGGGAGGCGCGGTGAGGAACTGGTCAATAATTGGAGTGCAGGTTTAACGGTGGGCGTTTTTCATGATACGCGCTTTATCCACCTGCCATTCGCGCTCTTTGATATCTGAACGTTTATCGTGCTGTTTCTTACCTTTGGCGACGCCGATTTTCACTTTGCACCAGGCATTTTTCCAGTACAGGGAGAGCGCCACTACGGTATAGCCTTCTCGATTGACGCGACCGTACAATGAGTCCAGTTCGCGCTGGTTGAGAAGTAACTTGCGGGTACGGGTAGGATCGCACACCACATGCGTGGAGGCTACGGCCATTGGCGTGATGTTAGCGCCAAACAGAAATGCCTCTCCGTCACGCAGAAGGACGTAGCTGTCGCTGATATTGGCTTTTCCTGCGCGCAGGGATTTAACTTCCCAGCCTTGCAGGGCAAGTCCCGCTTCGAACTCTTCTTCGATAAAGTATTCGTGACGGGCGCGCTTGTTAAGCGCGATGGTCGCTGAACCAGGTTTATGTGCTTTTTTCTTCGTCAT